TCTTTGTTTTTCAGTGAATTTTCCATCACCTTCTTTTCTAGACTCTGCTAGGTTGTTTTGAGCTTCAAGTTTTGAAGCTCTTTCCTGTTGCAACTCTGCAATCTTAGACATAACTCTGATTTTTATTGATTAATAATTGAGCTTCAAAAACATCAAACTTTGACGCTCTTTCTTGGTTATCATCTTGGTCTTCATCTTCAGACCGATCTGATGTATTGGGTTTATATGCTTTCTGGATCTCTTCCAAATTATTATGGTTTCTTGCTAATGCATCTGGATTGGAATTAAGGGCCACTACAGACCATTCCATTAATCGTTGTTGAGTGAAATACAACACATCTGGATCTTCATCCAGTTCTTCCAGACCGTAACGCCCATCTAATATTTCAGCAGAAATAGAAGCCCCACGAATGATTTCATTTTTGACTTTATTAAAAATCTTTTCTGCCAAAGGATTGTTTTCTGCAGCTTCAAATCTTACTCGACCGATTAGCATTCCATCTTCCACAAACACTTCTGATGTACCTATGACGTGATCTGCATCCGTATGGTTGTGATTGTAGCAGACAATAGGATTGGTCTCGTAACGGTCCATCATCCAGCCATCGGTTTTAAATACCGTTTTGTAAGTGTCCACCGCTTCTGTGGATATGATGAACTCTGCAGTTCTTTCTGCTTCGTTTACACTTTCTGCACGTACCTGTGCATTTCGGGTTTGTATTTTATTCTGGATTTTCATCTTGCACAAGTTTTTTCAGTTGTTGCTCATTTAACAGGTTAGACATTTGTAGGAACTGATCGCCTTCATCATAAGGATTCATGCTTTCCAATTTTCTTATTTCGTTGGGAGTCATTGCTTTTAGGAATACCATAGACTTGTAGTATTCTGCTCTGCTTTTTGGATCGACTTGCAGTAAGATCTTAAAGTTTTGATCTATACTGATGTTTTGATTTTTCTCATTATCTGTAAACAGCTTTGCATTAAATTCTTCTTTGATCTTTTGAGCCAGAGGTTTTACAGCAGTTTGCAGATATTCCTGTTCCATTTGAATTAATGAATTGTAACCACCCTCACCCTTTATATTTAACTTATGATTTGGCACGTGCAACCATCTAGCGATGTCTTCGATACCGTTGGCATAGGTTTCAATAAATTTTGATTCTTCAGGATTGAGTCCTATTTTCTTATACTTCATCGTTTCATCTAGAACCGCTGCCCGATGTTTGTTCATTGTGGTCATTCGTTTTTCAAACGCAGAACCGATAGCATCTTTAGCTTTAGAATCTAGTTTCTTTTCAGTCTCGATCACACCATACGTCAATCCCTGATCTTCCAATGAAGATGATCCAAATTTTTGCGCATTAAGGGTAGTACCCATATTGTCTGCTGCAAATTCTAGAATCGATTTGCCTAGTTTTCCATCAAAAGAAAAGCCAGGTACATGTAATACTTCATGTGATTTGTAAGTATTTTCTTTGTATAAATAAAACAACTCATCGTTATAATCAATTACCGTGACCAGGTTATGGTCCCAAAAGTCTAAACCTATAAGTTTGCCGTTGTCATCACGAATAATGCCTGCAAAGTAGTTACCTCTTAGCAGGACCGTAGATGCGATCAAATGTTTAAAATTGAAAGGAGTCTGGTAGTAGTTAGCCTTTTTGTTCAACAGGCCATGCACCGCATGACTGTCCAGAACCTCGATAGTGTCTTCTGTTTTTTGTACTACCGAATGTGGAAGGATTGCAATGGAGTTGGCAATCTTATCTACACCAGAGTAAAATGCAGAAATCGTCAATGAACTTCTTACATTGACTTTCTTTGCCGACTGCGTAAGGTTAGCGTACCCCAAAGATGGATAGGCACCCAGTAGGGTTGGAGTGCTTACAACAGATCTTAATGCATTTTCAAAAACAGACATAGTGTTCTTATCTGTTTCAAAACTAATAGCATGATGCCTTTAAGTACTCCAACAATGTTCACTTTGTGAAGTGTATGTTGAATAGTGAGTAGTATTTATTTTTTTTCATTATTTAAGCCGTATCCATCTGATAGTTCTTCCGGATAATGGTGTCTAGTTTATTTTGCATGTCCTGGATGTATGTTGTTTTATTAACCAGCTTGGATGCGTTAAATACTTTATCCACCACAGGATCTAGTAGGTGTTGTAATTTTCTGCTTAACTCATGTATCTGCTTAGCCTCTCCAGATTGTTTTTCTGTTTCAAGTTCGTCTGCCAGCATTGTTGCTAAAACAAATATTTTATGATTTTTAAGTCTTTGTTTTTTGTTCATGATTTTTATTTAAAAAGGATTAAGTACTGTATCTAGTTTGATTAAATGCTTTTTTAATCGGGTGAGGGTATAAAATTTGCTTCTAATGTTATAGCCTATAGATCCACCCTGCAGCACTTGTTTTAATTCTTTGCCACGTTTTCTATTAAAGCATTTTCCACACCGAGTAAATCCATACTCGTCTGCAAAGTATAAGTGACCGTTATTGCTTGCATTGCTGTTTTGTTTTGTTATTCATATCCGTTGTTGTAGTGCATTGTGCTAAAACTCACAATCTTCCATTTGCTTAATACAGTAATTGCATTGAGGTTCGCCCCTTAAACCAGCTTTATTACACTCGCACAACGTTCCCTTCGGCACAACAACATCGGGTATAGCAAATGTATTTAACTTAGTTTTTAGCTCAATCAAAGCCTTTTATGTTAAGTAACTTTTTAACTCGCCCAACTGCACCACATATTTAATAGCTTTATTGCTACTATATTTGTCTTTATCTGTTTTTAATCTTACTTCAATCATATTTCAGTTTTTTAATCGTTAAATAAAAATGCCATACCCACGAGCGTTATGGCTAATTGCTAATAAACACCTTTAATGTTTTGCCATCATCTTGCAAACTAAGTTCTGTTTTATTGGTTGGTTTCCAATTCACATAGCTTCTGCCTTTTTGGTCAATTACTTCAACTCTATTTACTTTTTCTAAGTAAGTTACAGTAGGCAGCATAGCCATAACATCAGCTATACTTAATGCCTTTCCGTTTTTGTCAAATAATTCTGTTTTATTGCTCATATCTTTTTACTTATTTATTAGCTTAGTTTATAGGCACTAAGCATAGCCAAACCGTTAGTTTCTACTCTTATATTCTTCAAATAAAGTCATTACCTTTTCATAGTTGTTCTTAAACTCTCTCTCTCTCATGTATGAGTCAAAGATAAATAATGAGTTCATTATAGTTGTCCTATGCCTGTTTGTTTCTGCACCTACTTCGTTACATGAAAACCCTACATTTCTTATAAGTATATAATCAAATACTGATCTAGCCCTTACATAGTGTTGCTCTCTGCTTTTTTTGAACATATAAGTTAGACTGAATACCGAGCTTATAATGTCTTCAAGCTCTCTAAAAGTATCATCTTTGAACTTTTTTTGATTGCCAGTATAGATTAATGTTATTTTGTCTTTAAATTCTGCATGTAAAGCGTTTTGGTCTCGTTTTAATTTTGCTAGTAGTTGTTCTATCTCTTCCATGTCTTTTATTTTAGAGTTAGTATTTCTGAATTTAATTCACTTATTTATCCTTCCATATAATATAAATTCCAATGAGAACCGCAATAATAAGAAGGCATAAGATATATTGATCAATTGGCGCTCCTGGTTCTACTTGTTCATCACACCAAAATGGAGGATTCGGATTGTCACACGCTGGCGTCCATTTGTCTGGGCCACGACCTTGTAAAAATAGTATTGTTTTCATAATTGTTTTAGTTTTTTAGTCTTGTGTATATTTCTTTTATCTTATCTGGGTTAGGGTGCATTAAACACATCCTTGTAGCTGGTTACATTGCTAATGTCAAGATTTATATCAGTAATATTGGTGCATTTTCTAGCGTTTTTGTTTAAATGATCCTGCTTTTTTTTGGTTAGATTATCAAATCTGTACCGCAATTCCTCATAAGTAAGAATTTCAATACCATCGCCTAAGCTTGTTTTAAAAACTTTTTTATCAACAGTTTCTTTTTTACCAATAAAGTCCTGTGGTTTCATATCGTAAATTTTTTGTTTAAGTCAATCATTTTGTATTTTTAATTAAGTCTGTTATTATTCAATGGTTCGTGCTTTCTAATCCGCTACGACACCATACCCAAACGTTACCTGCAATACTACACTTGTACTCTTTTACAAGCTATCTCATAGTATTTGGGGTCTTGCTCCATCATTATATAATTTCTATTTAGATTTTTTGCTCCCAATCCTGTTGTTCCACTTCCACAAGTATTGTCTAAAATTAAATCCCCTTCGTTGGTGTACGTCTTAATCATATATTCAATTAATAGTAAAGGTTTTTGAGTTGGGTGTAATTTGCCTTCACGTTCAGCAGTAACAAAATACTGCACACTTCTTGGGTTTCTTAATCCTGTTTTATTCTCGATTAAATTACCGTTACCTATTTTACCAACCGCTTCTATTTCAGTTCTTTTTTCCTTGCCTTTATTATATGGCTTGCCTTTTGTTTTTTGCGGGTTGTAGGTTGGCTTCTTTTTGTAAAAAATCATAATATCTTCGTGTGCTATTAAAGGCATTTGTTTAGCAAAAAGAAAGTTAGTAGCCTTAGACTTTTCCCAAATCCAATCATATCTATACATTTTCACATTACTTGTTCGTAAAAAAGAACTAAAAGGCTCTCTGCCAAATAACACTATTACACCATTATCTTTAATTACTCTTTCATATTCGCTCCACAAACTATCAAATGGTATAACACTATCCCATTTACAAGCAGTAGTCCCATAAGGCAAATCACAAAAAATCATATTAATACTTTTATCTTCTATGTGTTTAGGCATTAACTCTAAGCAATCCCCTAAATATATTTCGTTTATCTTCATATTTTATCTTTTATATCCGTACAGCAGGTAACAACGTATAAAGTGCATTAAAACGCACATTATACAATCCGTTATAGGTAAGCATAAGACCCGTAGTTAGTGCACATCTTAAAATCCCAATCAAGCGTTATCGGATTTGTCATTTCAATTTCGTATTTGTGTAGAAAGAAAGGTGTGTCATTTGCAAAATAAACGCGCTCTTTTTTATGCGGAGTGTCCTCACATCTGCAATTATTTTTAATGAAGGTTTCAAGTTCTAATCTGTTTTCAAACTCAAATCCCTTTCTTTTTAATCCTTCAATAATATAATCTTCTAACTTTTTATTGAGTTCAGAAGAAAGCCTACCTATAAATAATGGCGAGTTAGTGCTTAATTCAGGGGCTTGTGTATCTTTATTTTGTTTTTTCATAATTCAAAGTGATGGTTCTGGATTATCATCTTTTTCTTTTATTTTTTTCTCCCAAGCTTTTTTCGTGTGAAGATAAAAAGACACTAAGCCTTTTTCAATTCTATTTTTTGCAGAAGATGTAGTAAAACTATTTGTGTTTTTATAATCAAAAAACTTGGCTATATCTGCATTTGATAAGCCAAGTTCTTTTTTTATTTGTTTGATATTCATTTCGACACTATTTTATAGTTAGTTACTCCATGAGAGTTGAGAAGTTCAATTAAATCATTTAATCCTTTATTTTCTAATTTAAAAGAAGCCATTGTTACTAATTCTGATTGATGCAGACTTTTATCTATTGAATGAACATCGTCAGTTAAGTTGTGTCTCAATCTGCTTTCTCTTCTTTTTGTTCTGGCTTCAACTCTTAAATCTTCTAAGACTTGTTTTTTGTTGCCTTCAATTATTGTTATGTCTCCGTGTTGAGTTGTTTTGTGAATTTTCATGATATTTTATTTTAAGTATGATTTTTTTCTGTTTTCTAATTGTGTATCAAAAAAGTTTCCTAGTGATGCACTACTTGTAGCACTACCTAAACCTTCGTCTGCAAGTTCCCAAGCTTCATCTTCACTTTCAGCTATATAAACTTTATCTAATATTAATTGCATCCCTTGTTTTAAGGTTGTTATAGAAGATAAGTTAAAACTCATTTCTTCTTTTACCATAGCTATTAAACTATTTCTGTTTTCTTGTAAAAAATCTTTGTAATTGAAAGTTTCCATAATACTTTGTTTTTTAATTATACACAAATATAGGTATATACCAAGTATCTCACAAGCTTTATTTAATTTATTTTAGGTTTATACCTAAACTTTAAAACATATGCTTTGCTGTTGATACTATTTATAGACCTTTTGAGTACTTTTTTCATAACTGAAGTTGTAAGTATTTATTATTGATAAATTTTGGAGTTGTCATATTTTAAAAGTTATTTTTTACTAATCATTTCTTTTAGGGTAAACACTCCCACCACAATTTCAAAAGCCATAAGCAAAAGGATAAGCGCTATTCTGCTCCAGTGGTTATTGATCCATTCTACATCGAGTAGGGCAGAAGTGGACAGTGGCAGGCTAAAGGTTAAGATGATGATGAGTATTAGTTTCAAGTCTTTCATTTACTTTTTTTTTTCATTGCATTTTGAAAGCTGTTGTAACTGCTGTATTTGTACTGACCAAATAGCTCGTGATATTCATCATTTGCCATATTAAAAGCTTCAGTAAAGGTTTTGCACTTCGGCAGCATTTCAAAATAGTAAGTGTAAAAGCCAGTAGTGGTAGCTAGTTTTTTTAAAAGTTCGTTTTCTTTTTTCAATTTAGAATGTGATTTCATCGGGATGTGTATTATTATATTTGGATTCATTAGTTTCAATTTCAGTCATAGTGCCTGCCAAAGCCATTACCGTTGCAATGATGCCATCGATACGTTTTGTAGACTTGTTTTTGGCATAGCGAATATTTTCGTTTGGATCCATGTAAGCCACACATCCAGAGATCATCCATTTTAAAATAGGGTGGCCACCGTGTCGCATTTTTCCAGAGTATATAAGCTTTTCAAATTCCTTAGTAGGAAAAGAAAAATGTGCTGTTGTTTGTGGATAGGGATGCATTTCTATTTCTCGTGCAGTTAAGTTCTGGACCAACTGCGTGGCCTGCCAGGAATCGTACTCATACCATTTTGGTTTAAGTACATCCCAACAAAAAGCGATAATATTTTGTAGGTTTTCATAGTCAATCTGGTTACCTTGTGTCGCTTCTAAAATAGCTTGTTTTTTAAAAAAGTTATTGACATCTTTAAAACCTTCTAGGTCAATATATTTTTCTAAAGTTTGATTTTTCCAGAATTTATATGGCACTCTATCTTCTGCAGATCTTTTGTCTACCGTGTCCAGTGGACAAAATAGTAATGGCAAAATATCTCTATACCCATCTGGATCTGGATTGCTTACAAAACAAATCGCAGATAAATCTATGGTAGAACTTAAATCTATAGCGCCGGCACAACCGTATTCCATAAAGTTCTGCATTTTTATTTTTGCTGAATTAGCATCCCAGTTGCTTTCTGGAATCCTAACATCTGCAGCATCAACCCACATATTTAAATGCTTGGTTTTAAAATTTGGAATTTTACTAGATTGGTTAATTGCCTTTTTATACTCAGATTTTAGATGTGAAATAGATACAGATACATTTAAATTTGGATTTGCTTTTATCCAGTTATTTTCATCTTCCCAATCATCGTTGTCATCTAGATCATGAATCATTATGAATGTATGATCATCTTCTTTTATGCCCGAGAGGATTTCTTTGTAGACATCTTCTGCTTCCTTACAGGCAGATTGCACATTGAATCCTGCAGTAGTAATGATATATAATAAAGGATTCTTTCTGGCTCCCATTGCAGATTCTAAAACTTCCCGAATAGAATCATCTTTGTGCGCATGATACTCATCTATGATAGCTAAAGAAGGGTTTAATCCATCTTGTGATTTGGAGTCACCACCAAGGAATTTAAACTTTCCCATAGCTGCAGGGTATCGAATTTCACGCTGAGTATTTTTGACCCCACCAGATCTTAACTTTATAGATTTTCTTACGAAGTCATAAGCTTGCTGCCATACTATTTTTGCCTGGTCTTCTTTTGTCGCTCCGGCATATACTTCTGGTGAAGATTCATCATCAAAACAAAGGAAATATAAACCTACACCAGAAAGTGTAGCAGTTTTACCATTCTTTCTGGCCACTTTTTCGTAAACTGTTTTTATTCTCCTGTTACCGTTTTGGTCCTTCCAGCCTAATATGTTGTATAATGTAAACTTCTGCCATGGCTCCAATCTAAATTCTTCACGAAGTTTCGCTTTTTCACCTTTGGTATGAAATAAAAATGTTTCAAAAAACCTAATTATATGCATCCCTGCAGAATGATCTATGTAAAAACCAGAAGTTTCAGATTCATCAATCCACTTGTAAAACCTGTTGACTGCTTGCTTAATGGTTTTACCCACCGTGAGCTTTCCAGAGCGAACATCTTCTGCATATTGAAATGGCACAGAATGTAGCATGTCATCAGTTAGATGCATCGATTATGATTTTTTAAGTTTTCCAAATTCTTCAAATAAGTCTCCCTGATTAGGATCTACAGAACTGTTTAATTCCTTTTCCGATCTAGGATCTATTCCAAATTGTTTAAAGCACTGCATGATCGCTTTTTCAGCATCACGTTTTATAGTCAAATACACAGATATATTTTCGGCACCAGAATTATACCTCTGGACATATCCAGATCCTTTCTTTTCTTTGTTCTTAGCTCTTATTTGTCTTACAGACCATTCCCATTGTGAAAAGTTTTCTGCCAGTATCTCGACTGCAGGAACATGAATGCGTTTTAAAGAATCATTTGAGATCAAAATCTTAGAAAAGTTTTTAAAATGCTTTTTGGCATTTGTATCTAAATAAACTGGTGCCTTAGGAATTGATTTAATCAATTCAGAAGCTTCTCCTTTGTGTACTGTTTTCATATCTAATGCTTTAGCCCCCCCCTCAAATATTAATTATTAGTAAAATTCTCGA